TCAGCTGCCACTACGATATCGTGGACTGGCTCGAGCCCGACTGGGTTTTCGATACGGCCACGGGCAAGTACGCCGGGAGGCGTCTTTGGCGACGCCCGCGTTTCAACCTCGACATTTTCGAGGGCGACTGGCGTTACTGGCCTCTTTTTGAGCCGCATCACTATCTGAAGCTGCCGCATATGATCGCCGCGACCTGTTTTGTCGGGACCGTCGACGGCGAGCTCGTGACGCATCTGGCAGTTTCGCCAAGACTCGATATCGGCTGCGTCCGCGCTTGCCGCCTGGTGACGATGCCCGAGTGGCAAGGCGCGGGAGTCGGCATGCGGTTCCTAAACGCGATCTGTCAGCGCTACCTTGACGGCGAAAACAAATGGAAGCGGCGCCTCCCTACACTCTTTCACACGTCGCATCCCGGCCTCGCGGCGGCGCTCCGGCGAAGTCCGCTTTGGATTCAGGTTTCCGCCAATCTTTACGGCGGCAACAAGGCCAACTCGGCGCGGACGATGCATAAATCGAACCGACGCCACGGCGAACACAACACCGGCACAGGATACGGCGGACATTTTCGAGCGGTTCAGGGCTTCAAATACTTGGGAAAGGCGGCTTGAAATGAAAATCAATCGAAAAGCTCTCGCGGATTTTCGGCGCAAGCACAATATTCGAGCGCTCTTGGTCGGACTTGGCCTTTCAAAGCCGACAATCGCAGAGCTTTACACGGAGGACGAGTGGTTTTGAGGCTGTTTATCGCAGGACAAAAAGCGTTTGGCGAGGCGGTCTACCGGATGGCGGCCGCCAGCGGCCACGATATTTTGGGTGTTTGCGCTCCTATCCTCAACTCAAACGGTCGATACCGGGATCGACTGCGCGCGGCGGCCGAAAATGACGGCGTTCTCTGGCTTCCGAGCGGCTCCCTCAAAGCGAATACGCTTCCTCAGGACGTCGATTTGATTATCTGCGCTCACTCGCACGACTTCATCAGCCGAAAGACTCGCCTTCGAGCAAAACTTGGCGCGATTGGCTATCATCCGTCGCTCTTACCGCTCCATCGTGGCCGGGATGCGATTCGCTGGGCGATTCACGCTGGCGACAAGGTGACAGGCGGCTCAGTCTACTGGCTCACCGATAACGTTGACGCTGGTCCAATCGCCGCGCAATCTCACGTTTTTATTCAGCGGGGCGATACGCCCGAAGAGCTCTGGCGACGCGATCTTTTTCCGCTCGGAGTCCGGCTTTTTGTTCGTGTGCTCTCTGATCTTTCGGAAGGACGCATCGTTCGAATTCCGCAGGCAAAAGGATGCGCGACTTGGGAGCCGTCGTTTACGCGGCCGCCGATTTATCGGCCGGATTTGCTGATGCTCGGCGGCGCGATTGAGGGATACCAGACGGTGACGGAGCAGTAAAATGTCTGATTTTATCTCACTACGCGAATTCGCCCGGCGAAAAGGGGTGACCGTTGGAGCTGTTCAGCACGCGCTGGAGTCCGGCCGAATCGCGCGAACGGGACCTAACAAGAGCATCGACTGGGAAACCGAGGCGCTCCGTTTTGAGATCAACCGCGATCTGTCGAAAGTGCGCGACGGCGGGCCTTTCCAAGTGAGCAAGGAGCTGAGCGATACGGCAAACGCGGGCCCGTCGGGCGATCCGATGCCCGCAAACCTTGCCAAAGCCAAGCTCGCGAACGCCGCGTATGCCGCGAAGCTGCGCAAGCTCGCCTATGAACGCGAGGCCGGGAAGCTGATCGAGAAGGACCTGGTGCGCGCCAGTATTTTTCGCTTCGGACGCGAGATTCGCGACCAGATTTTGAATATCCCCGACCGCGTCGCCGCCACTGTCGCCGCCGACCTCGTGAAGATGCTCGAGGAGAACGGTTCAGTCGATCCGGCTGCCGTCGAGCGCATTGTCCGTGTGGGCTGGGACCGCGAGAGCCGCTACATTTTGGAAAATTTAAAACGTGGCGGCACAGCCGCTCTTTTACGCGCAACAGACGATTGATCTTGGCGGGCGCTGAAGCACACGCGTCAAAGGCCTGCTGGAGGCACGCATTGTAAAGAACCGAAAAAGAGAAAAACCGGAAGCGCAAATCGACACGCTGGAGAAATGCAACGAGTGGAGCTGGGATATTCTCGATGATGCCTTTCGCCCCGATCCTTATCTGCTCGTTTCGGAGTGGGCGGATCGCTATCGAATCCTCTCGAGCAAAGCGTCGGGCGAGCCTGGCCCGTGGCGAACCGAGCGGACGCCGTATTTGAAGGAGATCATGGACGCGCTCAGTCCGTCGTCGCGGTATGAGCGAGTGGTGTTCATGAAAGGCGCGCAGCTCGGAGCGACCGAAGCGGGTTTGAACTGGATCGGGTACGTGATTGACATCGCACCGAAACCTACGATGATCGTCTGGCCAACCGATCAAAACATCAAGGACAACTCGCAGATTAGACTTAAGCCTCTGCTTGAGGACTGCCCGACCATCGCCGGGAAGATTGCCGCGCAGCATGGGACACGCGATCCGGCGAACAATACGTTTTTGAAGGAATTTCCGGGTGGACACCTGACCTGCGCCGCATCGAACAGTTCGGCGGCCCTTCGTTCGAAGCCTATTTGCAATCTGATGCTCGACGAAGTTGACGAGTACCCTGGCAATGTCAACCAACAGGGCGATCCTATCAACCTCGCGATTGCGCGAACCCGAACGTACTCAGGACGGCGGAAAATCCTGATCGTTTCGACTCCGACGATCTCGGGAAACAGCCGGATCGAGAAGGCGTTCGACCAAACCGACAAGCGCAGGTTTTATGTCCCTTGCCCGCACTGCGGAGCGTTCCAGGTGCTTGTTTTTCGGCAGCTCAGGTGGGAAAAAGGACGGCCTGATAAGGCGTATTACTCCTGCGAGCACTGCGAAGGACGAATCGAAAACTACCATAAGCCGGAGATGCTCGCGAAGGGAAAATGGCGAGCGGAAGCGGCGGAACAGAGCGGAAAAATCATCGGTTTTCACCTGTCATCGCTCTATTCGCCGGTTGGAATGTTCTCGTGGGGCGAGATCGCGACCAAGTGGGAAGAAGACCGCCACGACTCGAACCGGCGGCGCGAGTTCATGAATACTGTACTCGGCCTGCCATATGTCGAGGATTCCGACCTGCCGGAATGGGAGAAGCTCTATGAACGCCGGGAGCCTTACGAGTTCGGGATCGTGCCCGAAAACGGGCTATTTCTCACCGCCGGAGCCGACGTCCAAAAAGACCGGATCGAGTGCATCATCGTCGCTTGGGGCCGAGACAAGGAGAATTGGACGGTCGATTACAAAACTTTCGCGGGTGACACGTCCGATATCGCGAGCGACGCCTGGCGCGGGCTGGATCTCCTCATGACCAATGGCTTCGAGCACGAATCGGGCTGCACGCTGCATATCCGAACGCTTGGGATCGACACCGGATTCAATACGCAGGTTGTCTACAACTGGGCGCGCAGGTTTCAGGAAGGCCGCGTCATGCCGATCAAGGGCGAGGACAGCCTCTCGATGATCATTAGCCAGCCGCGCGCGGTCGATGTCTACCAAAATGGAAAGCGAAAACGCGGCGCGATGAAAATGTACCGCGTCGGCGTCTCGCTGATCAAACAGGAGCTTTACGGCTGGCTGAATCTGCCGCGCCCCGAAGCGGGCCTCGCGCCGCCGCCGGGATACTGCCATTTTCCGGAATTCGACGAGGAGTTTTTCCGCCAGCTCTGTTCCGAGCAGCTGGTCGTCACCGAAACGCGGCTTACCAAACGCCAGGTGCGCTCCTGGAAAAAGCTGCGCGATAGAAACGAAGTGCTGGACTGCTTCATCTACGCGAGAGCCGCCGCCGCGCTCCTAAAAATCGACATGTTCAAGTCGGCGCACTGGGATTTGCTCGAACGCGCCCTCTGGCCAAGCGGTAAGCCGATCAGCGGCGAGAAGCGGGAAGAGAGCGAAACGCATGGTCCGGCAGTCACGGAGAACCAGCGCTTCAAACGAAGCGGAATCGTATCGAGAGGCGTTCGGATTTAAAGATATTCCAGGGAGGGAATGAATATGGAAATCGTTGGAAGGCATTTCACCGCGAACGGATTCGCGGAGTATGCTCCGAGTATCATCAAGGCCGCGAAGTGGCGGGGCGAGCTCATCGTTCTGCACAACACTGGCAGCCCGACTATTGCGCAGCGTCCCGAAGGCCTGACGCTAGCGCATATCGAAAATCTCAAGGCCTATTACGAAAGCCTCGACTGGCATGCTGGGCCGCATCTTTTTTGCGACCAGAACGGGATCTGGGCGTTCTCGCCGCTCACCGCGCCGGGAGTTCATTCTCCGAGTTGGAACGCGATTTCATATGGCGTCGAGCAGCTCGGCGACTTCGACAGCGAGAACTACTCGTCAGGCCCTGGAGCCGAAATCCGCGCGAATGCGATCGCCGCAATGGCCATCATCTGTCACGCCGCCGGGATCGATTCAGCCTCAATCCGACTTCACAAAAGCGATCCGAAAACGGATCATAAGGACTGCCCGGGCGAGCATTGCGCCTCGCAGATTGAAGAGATTCGCGCGTCGGTTCATGATTATATCGTAAACGATCTCATAGGCTAAACCATGACGAACTATGTCATCTCCGGCTCAAGCGATGCCACCTTCAACGGAACCTACGTCTACGATTCTACAACTGGCGGGTGGTACAACGGGACGTATTATTTCGGCTGGTTTTCCGCGTATAGCGACTGGATGTGGGGCACGTCGTACGGTCAAATTCCGCCGATTTACTATTGCACGGGAACAGGTTCGTCTCCGCTCGAAATCACGTCCGTTAATACCACATCTGGCAGCTACAGCGGTGCGATTAAGATTTCACTGGCTCAGGGGATTACGAGCTTTTCGCCGGTTTATGGCG